GGTACGCCTCAAGATGACACGAGAGATGTACCGAGAAGAACTGCAAAGATTGAATAACATGGGGTCGTTATCAAATGTTCAGCAGGAAGACTTTAATATCCTGACAGGTGACGTTGAAGCACTGACCCGTGTGCTTGGCTTTTATGGTTACGATGATGAGGAGAACAACGATGACTGATGAAGCACCTATCCACATTGGAGTAGAGAAAGTAACTGAGAACGAAGACGGTAGTGCAACCTACACGTTCCACATGAGTGACGAAGCATCAGAAGAGATGTCTGCGCTTGGCCTCAAGATGGTCTTATTCTGTGGTGTTACACGGACAGACATAGAGGATGTGTTTGAGTGGATACTAGAGCAACGACCAGAGGGAGTAGAAGATGAATCAAGCTGAGATTAATCTGATTAATGAAGCCTTGAAGGTATGCCCTGACGTATACCCATTGGATATAGTGCAACTAATCTTTATGCGACAGACAGAGTTAGAGCAGGAGCCAGAAGACCATGACATCTGAAAAAGAGATAGTAGGTATGTGTGAGAGGCTGGCATACAAATACAACTCTGAGAGCCACAGAGAAGACCTTGTGCAAGAGGGGGTACTCAAGTGCTATGAGATACTAGCCAAAGAGCCTGATGCCCACCCAGCGAAGCTCTACAGAGAGGCTAACAGACGTATGCACAGTTACCTTAACCTAGAGACACAGCCTGTCTTTATACCTGACCACAGTAGAGCACGTAGGCTTGCAAGAGACATTGAGGATGAAGACACAGGTAATATGTCAGATGACGGTCATGCTTGGCTTAAGCTGGTCTTAGCGTCTGAGAACATACCTTACAGTGAGGACTTCGGCATATCTTCTGATGACCATGCTACAGATTATGAGGAAAGAGAGTATGGAGCTTACCTTATGGCTGTTGCTGTAACGACACTATCGCCAGAAGAATGGAAAATTCTTAAGATGAGGTACTGGCTTGACATGACACAAGATGAGGTAGGTGTAGCTGTCAATGAGAACCAGAAGTGGGTATCACGACATGAAAAGTCAGCTTTGAGTAAGTTGCAAGCTACACTATGTAACAATTCGTGATGTCTAAGACTTCAGAAAGTGTCCCTATAAGTAAGTGTAGGGTTCGTTAGAACAACTTAAGTTATAACATAAGTGTTGACTTTAGTATTCACTACTACTAGTTAATAACTTATGTATAAAACGAAAGGAGAAACTATGGATGATGAAGAGTGGTTGGCTAAAATGTCACCAAAGAAAGTAGACTGGCAGTACCATGAGATTTGTTTGTGGCTACCACATAAGCCTGAGACGGTAGAAGACATCGCCAACGACATGTTAGCAAATGGCTTTCGACTAGATCGTGCCATTGCTACATATGAAGGTAAAATCCTTGATGGTCGCCACAGATATGAAGCTGCGCTTAAGGCTGGTGTTGACCCAATCTTTGCTGAGTTTCAGGGGACTAAAGAAGAGGCGATTGCTTATGTTACCTCTGAGAATGTTGCTCGTAGGCATCTGAACAGCAGGGAGAAGGAGTTCTTTTATGCCCAACTAACAGATTACCTAGGTGTTCGTGAACGTAAGGATAATCAGCATACGCCAAATGGCGCAAGCTCACCCTCTCAAGAAGATCATGCCGAAACCCTTGGGGTAGGGCATAGGACAGTAAACCGATGGGAGAAAACCCGCAAGGAAATCAAGGCTGACCCAGAACTAGCGGCTAAAGCCACAACCCCTGAGGGATACCAAGAAGCAAAGAAGGAGGTACAGAAACGCCGTAAGGCAACTAAAGAAGAAGCTGACAAGATCGCAAAGCTGAAGTCTCTTGGGGAACGGTCAGAGGCTGAAAGCTCTAATGTTGACAGGAAACTTGACAAATACCGTGAGCAAGGTATTGATGTAGATGCAGTAGAATCAGAAGGAGAAAGGGATCGTGCAAGAGAAGAATACCGTGAGCAACAACGGCCTTTGGAGGAAATGGCTAACGAGATTGCGAAAATCCTCATCGACACCAAAGACTACAATTTTGTCGCAAGCCTCGCAAGAGCCGCTTACCCCAAGTCTGGGGAACTTGAACACGCCTATAACATCATCAAAGCAGAAGGAAACTGAAATGGATAACGTAGCAACATTTAAGACTAACCGAGACACATCAACTTCACTCGTTGTGATTGACCAAATGTCACCTAGAGAGGCTCTGTCAATGCACACAAAAGTAAAGGATCAAGGTCGGGGTGCAGTCAAGTCTTTCGTCAAGAACGATACGGCATATGATAGTTACCCAAAGTACTATTACGCCCTGAAAAAGAAAGGTGTCGTACCTTTCAATCCACGAGGGCCACGGGCTGCAACAATTACTGAGAACCCCCTTGAGCTTCGTATTAAGCAACTTGAAATGCAACTTGAGGCTTCCTTTGTGACCCCCGCCAAACGTGCAGTAGAGGTTCTATACAGTGGTCTTGATGGTATCAGCCACGCATCACGCAAGTTTTTGTGTAGCATTGTCCAGCGTAATTCTGCAACACTGTCGCCAAAGCAGGAGAAGTGGTTGTCAGACCTCGAAACTAAATATTCTTAATCGTTAAAGGAGAGCCACATGACCGAAGTAATACACCAACCATGTCCCTTTGTAGACTGTGGCTCTTCTGATGCCTTCTGCTACAACTCAACAGAGAGGGTAGGTCACTGCAAGAGTTGCAACCGTGGCTACCCCTCAAGGGATGCCAAGTACGAATGGGCCTCAGAGAAATACCCCACCAAGGGGAATAAGGAGTACGACTACATGAGTGTGATAGACTACACACCAAAGCGTATAGAAGACACCTCCTCAGGGGAATATGTCAATATGCGTAGCATCAACACCAAGACGATGGAAGACTACGGCGTTATGACGTATGGTGATCGTCAGGAGTACGTATACCCCAGCGGCGGAATTAAGGTACGTAATCTGAAAGAGAAAGGCTTCTACGCCAAGAATGGTTTCAAGGGTGACGAACTGTTCGGTATGAACCTCTTCACTGCTGGTAGCTCAAAGATGGTGACAATCACTGAGGGTGAACTAGATGCCCTGTCAGTGGCTCAGATGCTCAAGAGTGGCTACACTAACCCTGTAGTGTCTCTACCATCAGCTACACCATCTAAGAAGCTCTGGGAGAACTGTGCTGACTGGCTCAATAGCTTCGAGAAGATTATCTTGTCAGTGGACAACGATGATGCAGGTAATGCTCTTGCTGACCGTGTATCAAAGCTGTTCCCTAACAAGGTCTACCGTGTTGACCATCGACCATACAAGGACGCTAATGAGTTCCTACAGGCTGGTAAAGCCGCTGACTTCAAAGGTGCATGGTGGAACGCACGTAAGTTCACACCTGAGAACGTAATGAACAGCACACAGGACTTCTTGTCACTGTACAAGGACACCCCTGAGCATCAGTATGTACCCACAGGTATCCAAGCCCTAGACGATAAAATCTTGGGTCTCATGCAAGGTCACTTCACAGTGATTAAAGCACCAACGGGTATCGGCAAGACTGAGATCATGCGGTTCTTGGAATACAATATGTTGCAGCGCAAGGTTCCTATTGCAGCGTGGCACTTGGAGGAAACAAAGTTACGTTCACTGCTTGGCCTTGTGTCTTACGAATGCAGTGACAACCTGACCCGTCGAGATTTGATCGAAGAGAAAGGTGCAGAAGACCAAGTTGTACAGGCTATCGGTAAACTCACTGCTGATGAGAACTTCTATCAGTTCTACATGAGTGATGGGCAAGGTGCTGACGATCTGATCGACCAGATACGTTACTTTGCTGTAGCTTGTGGTGTTAAGTTTGTGTTCTTCGAGCCTATCCAAGATGTTCTTGTTGGGTCGTCAGAGGAAAGCAAAGAACAGATGTTGGCTGACTTGTCAGTTCGTCTCTCCAAGCTGTCTGCTGAGTTGAACGTAGGTATCGTAACCATTGCTCACACTAACGATGATGGACAGATGAAGTATTGTCGTATGATTGGGCAACGTGCCTCTGTTATCATTGACCTTAAACGTGACAAGGAAGCTGATGATCTACAGGAACGCAATACAACGTACCTATCTATCGAAAAGAACCGTCCATGCTCTGAGGAAGGCAACGCAGGGATGATGCGGTTCAACACTGAAACATTTACACTAAGTGAGGTAATGTAACTTATGACAGTATTCGACATTGAAACAGACGGTCTATTAGATGAGTTGACCAAGATTCATGTCTTGTCTTATTCACACGATGGAAAAGAAGTGAAGCACACGCACGACTACGACGAAATGCGTAAGTTCTTCACTGACACAGAAACACTGGTAGGCCACAACATTATCCGCTTCGACATCCCCGCAGTGGAACGTGTGTTAGGTATCAAGGTAAATGCTCGTCTGGTAGACACCTTGGCCCTATCTTGGTATCTCAACCATGATCGACCCAAGCATGGTCTTGAGGGCTACGGAGAGGACTATGGAGTACCCAAGCCCGTCATTAAGGACTGGAACACCCTGACGCCTGAAGAGTATGCTCACCGATGCAATGAGGATGTTAAGATCAACTCTCGTCTCTGGCGTGATCTGGAGCTTAAGCTAAACAAACTGTATCAAGACACAGATGCCAAATGGAAGCTGATAGACTACCTCACTTTCAAACTGGACTGTGCTCGTGAACAGGAAGATATGCAGTGGAAACTGGATGTAGATAAAGCTCAGGAAGCATACGACAAGATTGCAGCTATGAAAGAGGAGAAGGTAGAGCAACTAGCTGAAGCTATGCCACGTAAGGTTCTCACTCGTGTAGCTACACAACCAAAGGTCATGCACAAGAAGGATGGTGATCTGTCGTCACACGGGGAGAAGTGGGTAGAGTTATGTAAGGAGTATAAGCAACCTCTCACTACACAATCTTTTGTGGTTAAGACAGGTGAAGAACGTGGCAACCCTAACTCTAACGATCAAGTTAAGGATTGGCTCTATAACTGTGGATGGCAACCACGTACATGGAAGTTCTTGCGTGACAAGAAGACTGGAGAGGAACGTAAAATTGAACAGGTTCGTAAGGATGGTGAGCTTTGTAGTAGTGTCACTGACCTCATTTCTGATAACCCTTCTATTGATCTACTTGATGGGCTTACTGTTCTCACTCACAGGGCTGGCATCCTAAAGAGCTTCTTGGAGTGTCACAAAGATGGTTGGCTACAGGCTGGTGTAGCTGGTCTGACCAACACGTTCAGGTTCAAGCACTTCAAACCTCTGGTCAACCTACCTTCTGTAGATAAACCTTATGGTGATGTTATCCGTGGGTGTCTTACCTGTCCTGATGGTTACACACTAGCGGGTGCTGACATGACCTCTTTGGAGGACACTACCAAACGTCACTACATGAAACCACTGGACCCTAAGTATGTAGAGGAGATGAGCAGAGAAGGCTTTGACCCACACTTGGACTTGGCACTACACGCTGGTGTTATCAATCAAGATGACATCGATAAGCACAACCCAGGGGATCGTGACTGGGAAAC